TTCCAGATTGGAAATGTACTTTTGAACTAATGGTTGACGATGAGATATTAAGTGTATCTCAGCTAAATAGAATCATTACTATGGCTGGTAAGGCTGAAGGATTAGGTACATGGAGACCTAGATTTGGTAGATTCTCCGCATCTGAATTAGTAGAGGTAGCTGACTAATGACAGATAATCCAAGAATAAGTGGTATAGATTGGCAAGGTCTCCAAAAGGGAGATCTTGTACCCCACGATCAAGTCAAAGAATTTTTCCATAGTATTTTTCCAGATGACGAATGGAATGATTTCAGCATGGTTAGAGTAATTGAGAAACTAATGAGATTGCGTGAAACGATCAACAGACCTTTAGTTATTAAATCAATTAACAAAGATAAATCTTTACGAGTTCTTACTGATAAAGAAGCTGTTGATTATTCTGCACAACAAGCAAATGCAGGTATTAAAAAACATCGTAATCATACTCGTAGATTGTTTACTCACATCAACAAAGACAATTTAGATCCATCAAAACAACGTGATCTTGAAACTAAACAAATTCATCATGCGTTTATAGCTTCTGCTGCTGATGGTGCTAGAAAAGAGTCTTTGCAACTGCAAAGAAAAGGAGAAAGACTTCCTAAATCTTTGCTAGAAAAAACAGACTTTAAGAAATCTTCTTAACGACTCCGCTCTTTTCGACTTCCCTCGTATCTTTTCCGCTTGCTTCGGCTTAATTCAGGTTGTCTCAACACAATCGTTATGGGTGCTACGATAAACCCTTTTCAACATCTCTTGTAGGTGCAAGAGCCAAAGAGATGAACACTTCCCTTCAATTCCAATAAAATGCAATTCTGTGACGTTCTTTTCTGTGCGACATTGCTCAAATTGATTCGGAACTGTGCCCTTTGATTCGCATCATCTCAAACGTTGTAAGTGCTACGACAAACTTTCCTCAACATCCTTCTGGGTTAATAGCCTTGAAAGATGAAAGTCAATGCTTTAACCCCTCACTTTGACTCGAAGTCGCCCGCCTCAGTGTACTTTAGCGTCTTGCCTTTTAGCTCGATTTTTCTCACTTTCGCTCACATCTATCGTTGTAGGTTTACGATCAAAACCTTCTTTGACATCTCTATAACTTAATAGGTTTGCGAGATGATTAGTCCGACTCCCCTCGATTTGCCTCTATATAGTGCATCTCGATTCACGACAAATTGTTTTAGCGTCATGCCCCTCCATGTCTATCTTTTCGTCTCCCCGTCCAGATCCGTATTGCAATCGTTGTCAGTTTACGATTAAAACTGTCCTTAACACTTCTATGACTTAATAGGTTTGCGAAGTGATCTAAACTCATAGTTTCTCGTTGTCATTCAACTCAGAGTCACTTTTAGCTTTGCAACTTAGACGCTTTTTTTTAGTTCTATGAAAAGCGATGTCATGTATCTCAGGTTGATGCTTTTTAACTCACATCAGCACGATTCCTATCAACTAACTGCAATTTGATTCATCTCAAATCAACCGTTTAAGGTCTTACGTTAAACCTTTTTAACACCTCTATGATTTAATCGTCTGCGAGGTGATTATCGTTGCTGCCCCTTTTAGCTTACCGCAAATTGCCTCATCGTATTGCGACTTGGTTCCGCTCGATTCTTTCTAGTTCCAATCATTTCATTTTCGCTCAGTTCAAAACAATCGCTTGCCAGTTCCACGATTAAGAACTGGTTTTCTTTTTCTTTGTAATTTTAGTAACTATCTGTTTGACTATTGGCCGTACAAGCTGAAGTACCAATGGTGCAGAAGCACCAACCAAAGCAAGGCTAAAAACCCCAACAAACTGTGGAGCAGAAGGAATGTATTGTTCTTTCCACTCAACTGCTTCATAAAGAGTTATACACTCACTACCATCTTGCCCTCTTTCATGACCTATAACACGTTCTAACTTTTTATCGTTACGAAAATCCCCAACTCGCTGGTCATTTTTACCAGGACAAGGAGGAAAAGGTGGTGGAGGATCTGGTGGTAAGTCAGGAATTTTTGGCTGTTCTGTTTCTGGAAAAGGTGGTGGTTCGTTTTCAACAGGAACTTCTTCCGTTATTACTAGATCCTCTGGAGAATAATCAAGTGGTACAAAACTAGGAAATGGAAAATCGCACGTTGTAAACACTCCGTTTGGATCTTCTAATAACAAATTACGATTACCAGTATTCTTTATATCTCTATGCTGATAAGTACAACCAGGGACATCAATATCTGGTGGTTTTGTAATAGTTACATAATGTGGGCTGTATATTTCTGGAACGTCTGGAATATAAATCTCAGGAATACTTACATCAGGTATTTCAATCGTAGGCATCTCTTCTTTTATAAACTTCTACATAGGAGTCGCATTTGGGACAAGAGAAATTACTAACCATTGAATATTCTTGATATAGCACAGGCTGAAAATCCTCTTCTATATCAGCATCAGCACCCCAAATTAATTCTGTTTTACAATGCCAGCAGTTCAAATTCCTAATCCTTTTGGTGGTACTGGTAAAGATGGGCCAGTAAGATCAGGTAATCCCTTTTCTAAAACTTTTGGCATCATTCCTTGTACATTACCAAGGATTTCATTCATTACTCTTGACTTAAACTGTTCTGAAGTTACATACTTGTAACCAAAGTACGCTCCACCACTCATCGAAGCTACCATAAGAAAAGAGATGATACTCAAAACATTTGCAATTTTTTGGAACATTTTTTTATGTGGAAAGAAGCCTTTGTAAAAGCATTAGCACCAATAAGTTTGATGGTGTTGTTTTTGATTGTTGGTTTAGCTCCACTATACCTAATTGGTGGAATGATGACTAAACAGATGCACGAAAAAGTAAAATTTTAAATTACCAAGGTGTACCGTAACTCGCAGTAGGAGTTTTTGATTCTGTTATCTGTGCAGCAATACCTGTTTCAACACCTGTAACCCCCTCAGATCCTAGTGCAGCTTTAACCCATGCAACAGCATTATCTTTTGTTATATCTGCATATGCAGTAAACGATTTAGAGTCAGCTTCAGCAAGTCCAACAGAGCCATAACGATGACCACTATGCACAACCCCACTAACGGTTTCAGAGCCACTAGCAGTCCAATGAATAGTAGTAACTACATCAGATAAACTTCCAACAGTTTTCATTGCATCTAAAGAAACAACATTCCAAATAACAGCCATGATAATAAGTGTTTAGTGTTATTCTACTTAGATTCTACCGTTTGGATAGTTTCTATTTCGTTTAACTTCTCAAGTTGTTTTATAGCACCTTGATCTTCCATGATTGGTTGCATTAGTTTTTGTGCTTCAGCTTGCTTTTCTTGTATTTCTTTTTGAAGCATCTGTAATTTTGCAATATTTAAATCAAGACGAGTTTTTGTTTCGTCATAAAGTTCTTGTGGTGTTGCCATAAAATTTTATTAAATAATCTTATTATATTAACAAGCCATCAAAACACAAGGGTAGGCTTTACTACCATCAGCATAAGTAGCTGTATGATTTGTTGAAATAATTTTTGCGATAGTAGAACTTCTAACAATATCATCATCTTGTGGTTTTGCTGTTCCATCCCCTGCTGAAATAAGAAGATCACCTCTAGCAACAGTTGTTGATGCTGCAACTCTTATAACCATATCACCAGTCATTGCAATATAAAAATCATTAACAATTTCATCATCTTCATCGTCCCAAGCCCAAAAAACTCCTGCTACATCTTTTTCCCCCTCAGTATCAGATATTTTTGTCATGTTTAACTGCTGATTTTGTTCTGTATAAGCTGCCCTAAGAACACTACCTTTTGCGTGTTTTACATCTCCAACTTTTTTACCATCTGGAATTGTATCATAATCAGAATATAAAACATCTTCCTGATGAAGCATTTCATCATGCTTCCATTCACATAATTCATCAAGGTTACTCATAACTGTACCTTGATAGATTGTAGGTCTTGCAGATTTATCGGTTGTAGATATTCCTTTTAATTGTGACCACCTACTTAAATGACCTCCATTATATGAAACAGTTGAACCGCTAACACTTATGTTGCCTTCATCTGCACCATCTTGACGAAAACCGATTAATGCTCCGTCACTACCTTTTCTATTAAATAAACAGTTCAGACCTGTAACTGAATTTTGAATTTGTCCATTAGTACCTGCATTTACAGAAAATCCGTTAGGTGTAAGAAATTCAGCAGGTCTTGATGAAGTATTACCCACCATTAGGGAACCATCAGTCCCTATACGCATCGCTTCACTTAAATTATTTGCTGATGAAGTAGCAAACCTTATTGTTCCATCATCTTTATTGTCTGTATCAGATCCACCAAAAAACGTGATTGCTGCAACTTTTTTATTATCAGCCCAATAAGCGTGCATTGAAGCGATTATACATTCTGAAAAACCAGCAGAAGTACCAAATGCAATTCTTCCTCCATCTGTACCTTTTTCAATCATCAACTTATCACTTCCATCACCGAACTGTGTAGTTGTTCCCATCAACAACCTTCCATTCGCATCTATACGCATCCTTTCAATATTTACGCCCTCGGCTGTATTTCTTGTACCAAAAGTTATAGCCCCATCAAAATTGTGATTAGTAGTATTTGCTTTAATACCTGATATTTGAGCAAAAGTTGTCATACTATCACTGGAATCAAATTTACCTCCAAAATTAATACCAGCACCAGCATCACCTGAGTTATAAGAACTAAAACCAACAAGTTGTAAATTTGCGACATTATCAAAAGTTGTATTACTATCACCACGTACATCTAAGGGGAAAGTTGGGGATGTACTCCCAATTCCAACATTCCCAGACTGAGTTATACGCATCCTTTCACCTTGTCTAGTTCTAAAAATTAAATTTGATTTACTTGTTCCAGTACCAGTAGCACCTTGGTCAGAGCCAATGACCATATCACCCGCTGTATTTGCCCAACCATCTATAAAGCCATAATTAGTTGCAGCGTTATCGGATGACAGCCGTAAATCTCCATCATCTTCTAAACGCATATGTTCTACATTATTAGTAGAACTACTAGCAGTTGAAAATGCTAAATAAGTGTTTTCGCCAACAACCCCTTGTGAATACATTCTCACACCACCAACTACTCCTGCACCACCACCATTTGGGTCTGTTTTCTCAAATTCAAGACCACCTATGATTTGATCTGCTACTAAACTGTCGTCACTATTTTCTAAGCGTATTACTGCTGTATCTGCACCTCTTAAATGTAGTAGTGTATCTGGCGATGTGGTACCTATACCTATGTTTCCAGTTGCATCAATACGCAAACGTTCTGGAGCGTCAGAACCTTCACCACCTTCACTACCACTGTGTGTATGAAAAGTTAAGTATCCACCATTACCACTAGAGTTAGCAGTTTTGTGACGTATTCCACCAGTGATTGTTGGACCATCACCAGATGAATCTAGGTTTTTAAAGTTAATACCACCTAAAAGATTATTTGCTGCATTTTGTCCACTCCCTTCTATTAAAATAATAGGACCATCATTAGCGGTTCCATTTGAAATGTGGAGCATTGTTTCGGGACTACCTTCATTTATACCAATTCGATTATTACCAGCATCAATAAAAAACATATGTGTGTTGTCATCACTTTCAATTCTAAAATCTACATCTGCTGCTTCATTATTAAATACTGTTCCTGTACTCGCAAGCTCCATTCTATCAATACCAGCAGTAGAAACATTAAATTTATTAGCAGCACTAAAATATATTCCTGTGTTTAAATTTGATCTGTTAGCTAATGCGGGTGCACTTTTTGTTCCATCTTCTAGAGTTAACGTACCATCAAGTTGTAAAAGTTCTACCCAAGCACTATTGGCTGAGTTTCTTATCTTTAAAATTCCGTTTGAAGTATCAGCCCACCACATATAAGCTGCTGTAGTAGTAGGGGCAGAAGAACTACTATTATTTGTTAATATCGCTTGCAATACAAGATTTATATCTGCCCTGACATTAGCTCCCGTGGAGTTGTCTATAACATAATCGTGAGTTGCCATTGCCTAATCCAATTTTTTATTTAAGTATATCTTAATTCAATACTAACTACCACGACCAAAACCAACAGCAGTATAACTAAATGTTTTATTTTGAACAGCATTTGCAGCATTAGTGAATTTTATTGTAAACCCAGTAGCAGAAATATTTGTAATTTCAAATTTATCAGTACCATCTAAATCAGTTGCAGTAATACCGATACTTGGTAATTGTGAACCTACTGCAACAGAAGTACCATTAGCTCCTGTAAAGAACGCATGGTCAAAAGTAACATTAAGACCTGAAGCTGACGTACCAGAACTTATATTACTTCTTTGTTCCGTTCTCCTATTTAATTCTGCTGTATAACCTAGTTGATCTATTTCAATAGATTGTGCAGGGTCATTACTGCTTAGTTCACATCTAAATTTAAAACCTCTTCCGATATGTGTTCCATTAGCAAATGTGTTAAATGTTTTACCAGAAAAATCACTATCTTGATAACTTGATCCGTTAGCAGGGGCAGCAGTAGTTGTAGCAACTAATAATTTAGCGTTGACATCAAATGCTGTAGCAGAGTCAAAATCTGTCCAAGTATCAATATTTGCAATTCTCTTATCAACCAAATCATTGGGATAAAAACCTTGCGTTACAAAATGTCTAGTTAATCTAAGTGGATGTGTAGATCCTAAATCCAAAATATTCGCAAAGTCATAAGTGCCAAGTGTATCTACACCGCCTAAGAAATCAAAATCAGCAACAGCATCGAAATCAGCTACATTATCAAGTGTAGTCAAAGAAGCAAGAACAAGACCATTAACCTCTTCACTAAAAAAACAATCTACTTTTGTACCACTAAAAGGTGGATTATCGGTATCTTCCCTGTCTGTAAATGTAACGAGTTTTGGAAATGGATCGGGATTAGTAACAACTACAGATGTTTCACCAGCACTTAATCTGCCACCATCATCCCTAAATTTTAAAATATACTCACCGTCAATCGCTGGAACGAGTGTTTCGCTAACTGATCCAGGTAATCTAGGGATAATGTCAACAGAGTTTGTAAAAGTACCAGTACCATCTGTTAAATTACTATGTCTTACAACTACGTTACCGCCATGTAAAACATCAACGTCTGTGGATTGATTAAAACGCAAACGTAATAGTTGATCTGATACTGGCTCTACAAGTAAGCCTGAGACATCAGAGGGTAAAGCAGTTTTACCAAGAGCATCAAAAGTTAAAGTAGCTGGATCGGCTGATGCTTCTCCTGCTGCGTTTAAACTAAATACCCTAAATTCATATTGACCCTGACTTGCATCAAATATTTCAAAATCAGTTCTATTAATAGTAGCGGTTGTAAAGTTTCCATTATCTTTACGATATTGAACTTTATATTGACTAACACCTTGAACACTTGAAAAGTCTAGAATAATTTTTACTTTTGCCTTTTCTTCTTCTACGTAAAACTGTTGTGAAGCAGTTAAGTTAGCAGGAGCATCTTTTAATTCATTAAGAATAGATACATTTCTTACGGGTAAAGAAGATCCATCTTCAATAAATGCAAATTTTCCTGCGTTATAGGCAACACCAACAACTGCATACTTATCTTCAGATTCGGTTACACTAACGACTCTCCATGTCGTAGTTTGCAAAGTTGTGTTCTGTAAAATCCAAATACTATTTGCATTTGGGGCAGATGAAAAAGCAGATGAGACAGTTATTACCGCACCACTAATATCACTTACACTCCTACTTTCAACTGAACCATCAGACAAAATAACGCTAAGTGTAGGACTATTGGTCGCATCCAAATCTGTATCTGCCGTATCATCTACAGTTATTGCTGTAGTTGTTGCTGATTTAATTCTTCCTCCTCGTCTTGCCCCTGCTCTTACTGGATCGCTTACTTCTATAACTTGCCCTGGCCTAACAATAACTCCTTCAGCTAAACCAGTTGTAAAACTAATTGTTTCAGTAGAATTTTGCTCTTCAAACAACATAAATCTGCCTAGTCTTGCTGCCTGACCTCTTGAAGTACAGGCAAAACCAGTTACTTTCTTATGCAAAGCTCCATATTTAGTTTTGGCTGTTGTATCTTCTACAGTTTCAAAATCTAACTCCTGATTTTCCATGTCAAAATATGACACAGAAATCATTGTGGATCGTGTTTTTAAGCTTGTTCCTGAGTAAGTAAAACCTTGTTCTGTTACGTTAGATAGATTAAATAAATAACTAGGATCTGTAGGTCTATCTTGAGAAAGTGTAAGTGATCCTGCGTTCCAAAAAGTTATGGCTCGCATTACTGAAGTAAGTGCACTTATAACTTCATAAGCATCTTGTCTTGATTGAAGGATAGTATTGCAACTAAATCTAGGTTCTTGTCCTCCTAATCCATCATCTACTAATGTAGAGCAATAGACAGAGGCACTATAAAAGGCAAATTTATCTAATTGAGACTCTGTTATATGATCTCCTAACCCATATCTAGTATTTGTTAAAAGATCAAATAATATCCAAGCTGGATCACTTGTCCAATGTGTTGTGGTAGTAAGCGTTCCATTAAAAGTACCTGAGTAGGTTATTCTTCCTGTCGTTGCGTCTACTGTTCCATTGTGGGGTATCTTTATCTTTACCCCACGAACTTTATACATTCTTCCTGGGACAGATGAGAATTGCTCAGAATCAAATCTTAAGGCTACATGAGCTATATCAGGGTAAGGTCTTTGTTCATCAACAATTTCGGTAAACGATGAAAAAATAAATTCATCTCTTAATTTAGTAGGATCTTCAGCATTATCTGTTACTCTTTCAACAGTTATTGTTACAGGAAAAGTACTAGGAATAAACCCATGTCTGGTGACACTAAATAACCCAATCCTATAATCTCTAGCATATGCTGATGAACTTCTTCCTGTTATTGTGTCATCTATCGGAGTGCTTGTTGTTCCATCACCTTGTAAAAGGTTTATTTTTAATCTTACTGTTGCACCATTTACATCTCCATTTGATTCAAACTTTTGTAAGGAATTAAATTTAACAGTAACTCTTATAGCGTTTACATTTGAGTTAGTTATCTGTCTTGATACTGGAGTTCCTTTTTCCACCTTTACTCCAACATTTGTTTCTGTTTCTATATTTTTAATCCCAGGAATAAAATTTTGATCACTTGTTCCAAATCGAGGTTCAAATTCTACATTTTGAAAATTAAAATCTGTTGTTTGAAGATTAGTTACATCAGCATTAGCTCTTAATACTGGAGTTTTTCCTAAATAAACATCTTTTAATGCTGCGTTATTGTAATTAGTTGTTCCTGGAGTAAATGCTGCTGCTGATGGAAAACCCTCTATTTCACCTTCACTAATAACATCAACAATAGTAGCAAATTGTTTACTACTTAAAGCATCTTTAGGTAGCGAAGAATCTACTACTACATCATTTTCAAAGCGATTAACAATTCCCATTTATGCTGTACCTTCTATCTGTACTGTATCAATTCCTGCCGATACTACTAGCGATCCAGCAAATATTTCTCCATAAATTATAGGAATTGCTGTTCCTGCTCTTGAGGTATTTTGTACCCCACTAAATGAAAAGTTTTGACTCTGTGGATCGTCTGATACTCCAGGAGGTTTGGGAACAGGAGTAAGCATTTCTGCTGCTCCTGATAATGCCAAGTAAATACCAAAGTTTCCTGCTGCTGCTGCTAAACTAGCACCTAATCCTGCTCCTGTTGCTGTAAAACCTAAACCAGAGAATCCTACTCCTGCTCCAAAACCACCAGTAAGTCCTACTGCTGCGACAATCGCAACTCCTGTTAAAACTTTACCGATACCACTAAAAATTTTTTTTGCACCTACAGCTACAGGAACAATTTTTATTTCCTGTTGACCTAAAGGATCAAGTAAATCATTCTCATCAATATTAGTATTTCCTATTTTTACTTGATAGGTTTGTTCCATCATGTGACGTTCCAAATGAGGAAAGTTTGCTAATAAAAATTTAAATGTATCTACAGGTCTATTAATTTCGGCTTCAAAAGTACGTTGCCCTAAAAAACGAGCTAATCTGCCATAAACTTTTATTTTATTGAGCATAACGATACCTTCTCTTTGTACATTCTATATATTTTTGGTCATAAGTTTCTCTACAGCTAAGTCTTTTTTGACAGTGATGAAGAATAGTTTGATCTCCTATGTATAGAGCCACGTGACTTAATGTGTTTTTATATGTATTAAAAAGCAAAACATCTCCAACTTCTGTTTCAACATTATCATCTATTTCCGTAAAACCTAATCTAGGTAAAGCATATTCAAATAAAGGATTCTCTGCAAACTCTTCTGGACTTTTTGGTCGTTTCCAATGTTTAATCTCTATATTTTTCTTTTCTTTATACCAATCAGTAATCAAACTCCAACAATCCTGTACATCCCATACCCATTCTCTACCTATCAATCCTTTTTTATAGCCAGAAGGTTCAAAATAATTCCATTGCTCTGGTTCTGGAGTAACTATATAAAAAGGTAAGTCTAAATATTCGCAACTTGCAAGATCAGCTTGGCTAGGGATAGGAGGATGATTTGGGTGACTATGAAAAACAGCAACTATTTCTCCAGCATCTTCAGCTTTTACCCAATCATCAGGATCTATAATAAATTGATCTTTTAAATCTTCAGCAAGATTTTTACAGGGAAAATATTTTTCTTTACCTTTATAAACAGCTAAAAGACCACAAGCTTCATGCGGTGAATCTTCTTTTGCGTGTTTAAGTGCAATATCTTTCCAAGTCATCCTACAAACGTACCAATGCCAGGAAATAATGCTCTAGTTGCTATCCTTTTTGGTAATTTTACATTTACAAGATCAAGTGCTGATATAGCTTCCCATTGAACAAAATCTCTATTTTCAGTTATTTTTCTATCTAAAAAATAAATCTCTTGGGGAAACTCTGCTGTTGGATCGGGAGTTCCATAAGGATTTGTATTACCGTCAAAATTAACAGCATCTAAAAATTTAGCTAATGTTCTAATTCTTACCAACTTTGTTCCATTTAAATCATTTCCAATAGTTGTTTGATTGGCAGCTTGCATAAGTGCAGTAATCGTTCCAAAAATATTACTTACAGAAATTGTAGGTCTAGGTAAAGTGCCTGTAGAGCCAAAGTCAAATCCTTCGCATTGAATAGGAAACTTTTCATAACTATTACCAGCCCATACAATATTTCCATTAAGGTTCATATTTGAGCCATTATGAAAACGATAAACAGTAGATGAACCATGTAGTGTTGAATCTAATGTCAATGTAAACAACTCAATAATTGCTCCAGGATTTATTGATTGTAAAGCTGAAACTGGTACTGTCATTAGGGTTCAAATACTTGTTCAAATGTTGCTGTGATTCTATTACGCTCAAAATCAAACATCTCTCTGTTAAAAGCTTTACATATCCATTGGTAGCTTGCAGTTTCATCAGGTGGTGACCAAGTAAATGATGCACCATCTTTTCCTCTTGCTTCTAAAAATGTTTCAATCTCATCTGCATCTTCATCATCTACATTAAAAGTAAGGCTCCAAACTTTTGGATCTTGATTTAATCCAAATGAAGTACGCTGCTGATAGCCGTCACCAAATTGAGTAATTCTTAATTTTGGCTGACTACGTTTTGTAGCAGAATATGATGGGTTGTAACTAGGAAAAGTAGCCATTAGCGAACACTAGAAAGTAGTCCTCCAGGTCTTTGTTGTCTGACAAGTTCACTTTGAACTGCAACAGATATAAGTCCACCAAGTTCTTTTGCTCCAGCATCGTCACCTTGAACATCTGAACCTGATGCGTCTACATTAACAACAACACTTGTATTATTGCCACCTCCAAGTTTATTGTTTGGCACAATCGTTCCAGAGGATCTTGGTACAAATAATTCTGGCCCTCGTTCTCCTACAATTGAAGGTCTACCTACGGGTGGTCTACCTCCGTTAGCAAACATTCCAGCAATCGCACCAAATATTCCACCACCTTTACCTTTTTTAAATTCTCCAGCAGCACTACCAAACAATGCTTGATTCAATGCCAAATCTAAGAATCTATCAGCAACATTATTTAACAGATCACCAAGAGTAGAAGTTCCTTTAATAAGTCCTTTTATACCTTCTTTAATATCATTTCTAATACTTTGATTTAATTTTTCAAACGCTTCTGCTACCTTGTCTGTTTCAGTAAATAATTGTTTAGTTAATTTTACAGATTCTTTTTTACCTACATTATGTTCATCTATTTTTGCTTCTATTGCTATTTCCTTTTCTAAAACTCTATTTAAAACTTCATCAGAAGCCCCTTGTTTCTCTAACTTATCAAACTCTGCTTGTGTTTGCTTTAGTTTACTTTGTAAAACTTTTTCATCCGCATCAAAGATTTGTTCAACTTCTGCTAATGATCTAGCAAGTTCTTTATTAATACCAGTTTTCATTATTTCCGCAACTCTTTTATTTAAATCGATTTCTTTTTGTTTATCTGCTAATAAAGTAGAAGATTTACTAGTTAACTGAGCGACTTCTGTTGAAACTTTTTGGTTAATAGCAAAAATTCTTTCTTCAAGTTTTAATTCCTCTAAAAGATTCTTTTTTCTTCTGCCTTCACCGCCTCTGCTTCCCATCGCTTCAGCAGCTTCTCTTCTCTCAACTAAACTTTGTGCCTCTG